AGGCACTGTACAAGCCACAGCGTATGCTGATGCACTTAAACGTGCAAAAGATGCTAAAAAAGAAGAGTTAAACTTTACTCGTCAAATTAGCAGCGCACAAAATCAAGCGGAAGATGCATTTCAAAAATCTAATATGAGCGAAGAAGCTCGTCGTAGAATTAGTCGCGATGCTGGAGCAAGATCCGAGAGCCTAAGTGCATTAGCAAACGTATCTGACAATACTACTAAAGGTGGATTTAGATTTGGAGTTGCAGAACTTGAAAAAGATCTAAATAAAGCTTCTAACTTAAGCGGCTGGGACAAATTAAAAACTAGAGCTACAGGTTGGGGAGTTGCCGCAGCCACTGAAACAGGAATTTTTATTCGTAGTCTTGGCAGATTAATGAATGTAATAGGACTACTTGCAGTAGGCATAGGAGTTTTAGACTACATTTTTAGTAAGAACAGTGCTCAAGTAGCAGAGTTCAGTTCACAAATTAGTCAAAATACCGCTACTGTGGAAAACGCTATAAAAGTATGGACTCGATACGGAGATACTTTAGCTTCAGCAGGCCAAATTGCTAGAGGCAATGCTTTAGGGCAGCTGTCTGAAGATCTCGGAGGCTTAACAGACAAACTAGAGCGCGCAGACGCAACTGCTGGTTGGTTTGACAAGTTTATGGATGGTTTCAAGGTAGCTGTAGGCAAAGGTTTAAAAGCCGATTTTGCAAGTGGTGTAGCCGCTAATTTAGCACAACAATTAAAATTAATTCCACCTGGTCCGCTAAAAGCAGCGGCAGAAGAAAAGTTAAAAGAAGTATTACAAGTAGGAAATTTAAGCGAAGCAGCAATGAAAGAAGCTTTAGCAGCTACCGCTAATGAAGACGTAATTGCTCGTGCAAAAGAAGCTGAAAAAGCGTTAAGCTCACTAAGTTCAAAACAAAAACAAGTTGCGGTAACTCTTAAAACAGTTCAAGAAGCAGTAAAAAATGCTGACGATAGATTTAAAGAATTAGGACAGTCTCTACAAGCTACTGATCCAGTATCTAAGTTTGGTCGTGAACTAATGACCGTGGGCATGGAAATTACTAAAACTTTTACAGATGCCAGAACTTCAGTTGGAGCATTAGAAGAACTATTGAAGAAAGAAGCAGTTGTAGGTCTACTAGGTCCTGGAGCATTTCAAGAGTTAACTAAGATTCAAGAAGTCTTGCCACAAATTAGTAATAATATTGACACATTCACAGCAGAAGTTTCAGCTGCTCAAAGCCAGTTAGAAGCTTATGCTAGCATGGATTTTACTAACGCTAGTCAAGAAACTATAACTGTAGTAGAAAAAGAAAGACAACGATTAAAAACACGATTAGAAAGTCTAACAATTATGTTAGACTCTAATAGGTTAAACTTTAATGCACTTAATGATCAGTTAAATAAAATTGTAGGCAGCGCAATAAGCAAAGGCTATGCACTAGTTGAGCGTATGGCAAGTGCTGCACAAGCACAAGCAGCTTTAACAATTAGCAAAAACTTGTTGTCAGGTTTAAGTGGCCCAGGTATTTCAAAAGCAATGGGTAATCTTAATATTGAAGATATTAAGATTCAACAAGAACAAAACAGTATTATGACTAGTTTAAATAATACTATGCTGCGCGCAAACGCTTTAAAAGAACGTGAATTAGCAGAAGCAGGTGTAAAAGACTTGCAAGAAAAAGCTAAAAAAGGACCTTTAACACAGGATGAGTTTACAAAACTTCAGAACTTGCAAGGAACTATAGCGGGTGTAGACATTGTTACTTCAAGAATGGATAAGAATCAAGGCATATCGAAAAAAGAAATGTCAGGAATGACTGTTCAAGCACAGGCACAAGCTGTAGCTTATGCCACAAGTACTCAAGGTGCACGCGCAACAAATGCAGCGTTAGAAGCTAAAAGACGTATTGAGCAAAATAATATTGAACTTGGTACATTAAAAGAACAGCGAGAAGAACTATTTAAATTAGAGCAATCTAATGGTCGCATGATTGATCTGAAAAAGCAACAACAAGATTTAACTTTAGGTGTCTATCAGTACTTAAATGACTCACAGATGGCAGCTAAGCAACAACTTGAAGCAGACAAACAAGGCAAAGACCAACTACTAGCAAAAAGAGCTTTATATGACGAGGTATTTGGTATTGTAGATAGAATATCAATTGCTCAGCGAAACGAAGATAAAGCCTCTGTAAAAGCTCTAGGTGAGTTACGCGACTCAAAGTTTAAACAAATTGATTTACTAGAAGAACAGCAAGAGAAAGAAGGTCAGATTTTAACTATTCAGCAGGCTCAAGCAAGAATTGCTAATGAGTATAAACGAATCAATGCGCTTATACAAGATAGAATTAATTTAGAACAGCTGCAAAGAGATACTGAAATTGATAGTATTAATAATCAAATGGAATTATTAGGGCTGCGAGCTCAAGTCCAAATGATGCATCCAGACGAAGTGGCCGCACAAGAAAAATCTTTAAAATTAAATATGCTTTTAGCACAGTCTGATAACGATAAAGCAAAAGCTAATAATGCGCTTGGAGACAAGTATAGAGAGATTGCTAGAGAACAGGCAACAGCTTTGCTAGATCTTTCTAATTATGATGCAAAATCATTTGCAGATAGATACGCTGCTGCTAGTACTTTTTGGGACTGGGAACTTAAACGTATTGATCAAAATAATATCGCAAAACAAAAGTCTATTGACTTACAATATGGCTTAACTGATCGTATGAAAAATTATGATCAAATTTTCCAGAAAACATTTGCTGATATGGCCAGTGCTATAGTAGATATGGTAACTACGGGTAAGGGTAGCTTTAAAGACTTAATTAATAGTATGATTAGTGATTTAATTCGCTATGAATTACAACAACAAATGATGGCCTCATATAAGAGCATGAACGGCATAAGAGGCATATTTGCTATGTTCACAAATCCAGCAGCGTCAAAGAATATGGCTGGTGATATGGTCACAGGCTATCAAGGTGAAGCTAAAGGCGGAGTATACGATGTTGGTGTAAGACAATTTGCTAAAGGTGGAACATTTACTAACTCTATTGTAGATTCTCCTACTATGTTTAAATTTGCAAAAGGTACGGGCTTAATGGGCGAAGCAGGACCAGAAGCCATTATGCCCCTAAAGCGCGACAGTAGTGGTAACTTAGGAGTTCGGTCAGATAGTAATAGCGGTACTAAAGTTGATGTGGTTGTTAACAACTACTCATCTGAGAAAGCTACTACTACAGAAACAGTTGATTCTAAAGGTAATCGTAAGATTGAAGTTATTGTTGGAGACATGGTAGCAGATCAACTTTCAAGAACAGGCTCTGCATCTCAACAAGCCTTAACAAGCAGCTACGGACAGCGTCCCTCAATGGTAAGGAGATAATATATGCCAATTGCATGGCCAGTAACATTGCCGCAAGTGCCGCAAAAGGGTTTTCAGGAGACTGTGGGTGTTAATATCATCCGCAGTCAAACTGATGCAGGCCCAGCTAAGCAGCGCAGGCGAGCAAGTCGTCCTAACGAAATGACATTATCATTTATTATGACAACCGCACAGTGCGACATACTAGAAACATTTGTTAAGGATACTATCAAAGGTGTAAGTCGTTTCACATTCCCACATCCTAGAAAATTGGGTACTACAATAGATGCCAGGATTATTCCTGGCGGTAGTGGTGAATTTTTTACACTTCAATATCTTGCACCAGGTTTCTGGACTACTAGTTTAAAGATGGAAATAATGCCATGAGTCGTTTAACCCGATTGTCTCCACAAGCCATACGGGCAATGTATGGCTCGGAAACAGATCAAGCAATAATTATGCTTTTAACTGTTTTTGACCCAGTAAATAACATAGCAGTCGTTGGGCGTATTGCCGACAGTTTTACTGGTAGATTACCAGCTTTAACTACTGAGCTTGAAATAGTGTATGGTGTAACGAGTCGAGGCAATGATTACTATTTTTTACCAATGGAAATAGCGTTACCAGGCGAACAAGAAGCAGGCGTTGGTCAATGCAGCATAACTTTAAACTTTGCTTCGCCTGATCTTATTGCCCAAATTCGCAATACTCTCACAAAACCAACAAAAATACTAATAGAGCTAGTACTATCTGGCTCACCCGACACTGTTGAAGCTAGTTTCGCAGATTTTTATATTACCAGTGTAAGTTATGACGCAGATAAAATTAGCTTAAGCTTAGATATGATTAATCTAAGCAGAGAGCCGTTTCCTTGTTATAACTTTACACCTGGTTACTTTCCAGGACTATTTTAATGAACTATGATAAATATATTGGTCTGCGTTACAAAGATAACGGCAGAGATATTGATGGAATAGATTGCTGGGGACTCGTTCGTCTTTACTACAAAGAAGAATTAAACATTGATTTACCAAGCTATGTTGATGAATATAATGGCTCTTATGACACTAACGTCACAAGAGCTATTAGTCTTTATAAAGACTCGTGGAACAAAACGACTACACCTGCACCAGGTGACGTAGTGTTATTTAATATCTATGGAGAGCCCGCACACGTTGGCATCTACGTAGGTAATAACAAATTTTTACACTGCCGCGAAGGTCGCGACAGTGTTGTTGAATCACTGGCTAATATTAAGTGGAACAAACGTTTAGAAGGCATTTACAAATACAGCGAGAATACACAAATCGAAGTTGTAGGCAGGCCTCACCCACTAAAAACAAACGTATATCGCGAGTGGACAGTTGCAGGTACAACTGTCGAAGACTTTGCGCTATTTGTACAAAGCAAATATCATCTTAGCCCAGAGTATACAGATAGATTAGTAATTGTAGTTGATGGCGTCCCAATTGCCAAAGAAGACTGGGCAACTACCGTTGTAAAAGCAGGACAAGCTATTGCGTATAGAGCAGTACCGCAAGGTCGCGATACGTTTAAACTATTGCTTATTATTGCAATTGTTATTGTAGCACCAGAATTAGCTGGTAGTGGATTTCCAGAACTTGGGGTACAAGGATTACAGCTAACAGGTTGGAAAGCTACCGCTGCTACCATGGCTATTTCTGCAACAGGTGTCGCATTAGTAAATGCAATTATGCCTGTACGTCAGCCTACAACTAATGATCCTGGCTCTCCTAATGCTTTAAATCTATTTTCAGGTACAAGCAATCAAGCAAATAAATTTGGGCCGATACCCGTTGTTTTAGGCAAAGTTAGAATGACAGCAATGTTAGCTGCATCGCCTTATATTGAAACTATGTCAGATACAACCCTTTTAAATCTACTGGTTACTTGGGGTTTTGGTCCGCTTTCAATCAATGATATCTCTGTTGGCGCAAACCGCCTTGAAAATTTATATGAAGGTTTGGCTATGTCCTTACCTAAGCCGGAGACGTTATATGGACGTCCAGAAGAAAATCAAACAGCGTTTAATGATCTTTACGGTTCTGATGTAGAGCAAGCTCCTGCAAAATCTGTTGAACTTGTTAATAATGCCACAGACGGAAATCCTTGGCAGTATATTTATTTTAATCAACAGTCAACACGTGTTGACGTAGCATTTACCTTTCCAGTAGGTATGCGAACT